AGCGCATCGATGGAAGCGACGGCATGCGCCGTGTCATTCACGGCACTCGCAACTTCCGTCGTTGCGATGGCGCCTACCTTAGGTGCAACCGCTTTCGCTACGCCGCGAACCATCGCGGCAAGCTTTTTCGTATCGGCCGCCGTTTTCCGCCACCGATGAAACGCGGAAAGCACCTGACCGGCCCACGTCGACGCGAGCGACTTCGCCGCGAGGCGCGAGGACACCGCAGACGTGGCGCTGACGGGCGGCTTGGCGCGACCGGTGAGGGCGCCGCCGCCGAGCATGAGGAGAAGCGCCGCCCACATGGCGTCGTGCCCTTTGGACCGGTGCGCCTCGATGGATTGCGCGGCGTCCTCTTCCAGGATCTCGCTGTAGCGCGCGATCCCTGCGGCAATCTGCGCGTCGGTCGCCGTCGGGGAATCGTCGAGTGCGTCGGCGAGGTCGCGTGTCACGGCGTCGACAGCGCGCGTGAGGTCGCGAAGGGCTTCCGTCTCGGTGACGACAAGCGCCGCGTGCGCGTGCGTGAAAACCCGCCGCTTCGTGGGCTTCTTCACGCCGTCGCTCGCTTGCCCTTCGGCTTCTTCGGCTTCGGGGCCGGCTCACTCGGGGGCGCGTCGTCTTCCTGGTCGTCGTCCTCGCCTTCCTCTTCCGGCATAGCCTTGGCGCCCGGCTTCGGAGGGATGAGGGCAGGGGCGCCAGGGCGAACCACCGGCGGGAGAAGCGACTCGTCGGTGGTGCCTTCCTCGATTTCCTTGTCGATGAGCGCGCGCGTGCGGTCGTCGGCGTCGGGGAGTAGAACGCGGGCGGCCCGCTTCTGAATCTCCGCGCGGAAGGTGCGCGAGGGGATCGAAAGCCCTTGCGCGGTCGCCGTGTCCTCGAGGACCGCGGTAATGTTGAGTTCGCCGTAGTCGGACAGGCCGGCGATGTCCCATTCGAGGCCGTCGCCGCGCGCTGCGCTGATGAGGTCGTAGCTTCGCTTGAGCGCCTCGCGGACGCTCGCCCCGTAGGCCGTCAGCATCGTCTCCGACGAGGCCTGGTCCGCCTTCTTCGACTCGCCCGACCGGCCGACGGCGGCGTTGGCGTTGTTGTCGACGCCTTGCGCCATCTGGTGCGCGACGCGGTAGATTTCCTGGCGCGCGTCGTCGACGGCGGTCTTCAGCGACGCGGCAGCGCTTCCCGACGGCTCCAAAAAGCCGACCTTCGTCTCTTGGGAAAGCTGAAGGTAGTAGCCGGCGCCGAAGGTCGTATTCGGCTTCAGATCATCGTTCGAGGCGATGTACGGCATCGCGTAGGCGCTCTGGCGAAGCGAGTGCGTGTAGGCGACGTCGCTTTCGAAGCAGCCAAGCTGCGGATCGCGGAGGCGGTCGCCGAGGAACAGGCCGATGGGCGGCGTCAACGTGATGATCGGGACACCATCAAAGCCATGCGGGCGGGAGCCGATGAGCGGCACGTCCGAGTCGCCGATCGGTCGCTTGTCCTTGTGGTAGGTGACCTCGTACCGGTCCACCGTCTGGGGGCCGTAGACGTCCCACTGTTCGACGACCATGTCGCGCGCGTCGGCGAGGCTCATCCGCTTCCGGCTGCACGAATGCACGACCGCAAACACGATTCGGCCGTCGTCGTCGCACTCCCAGTCGTAGAGCTCGGTCGCAGGGATCTCGTGAAGTTCCGCGTCGCCGCGACCCTCCTTCTCGTGCGCTTCCTTCGACTCCGCCGGCTCGGCGCCCATGCGCGGGAGTTCGACGCGCCAATACGATCGGCCGATGGCGAGCGACTCGACAAGCCGCGCCTTTGCGAAGTCGGCGAGGTCCGTGCCCTTGCCGTCGCACGACTCTTTGAAACCCGCGTACCACTCGGGCGCGTCTGATCCCGGCTTGTCACCTTCGGCGCACGGCTTCGGGGTGACGCCGTCCTCAAAGACCGCGCCGGCAACGAAGTCGACGATGGTCCCGATGTAGGACTTGTACCGGGCGCGCTTGCAGCGGCGCATGTACGCCTCGTGCGGCTCCATCGGATTCTGGTCCAAAAAGCGCGTGATGCGCTTCCTGAATTCCTTGCCGCCCTTGTAGAGCGCCCACAGGTCTAGGCATTCCTCGGCGTCGTAATCGTCGTGCTTGATGTCGAGTTGCGCGAGTTTCATACGTTGAGGATGTTCCCTTGACCAAGGCGCGTATTTGCGCGCGGGAGGCCGAAGCGTGAGAAGATGCCGTACCGAAGTGCGTCGAGTGCGTGGTCGTTGCCGTCGGCGATCTCATCGAGGATGATGTCGGCGTTTTTGGGGTGCCGCTTGTAGGCGTACGTCCCGAGTTCGTTGATGAGATTCGAGCACTTGCGCGACACGTGAAGCCGGGCGTACCGAACAATCTCCGTGCGGTAGTTGATGCGCGCTTCGCGCGTGCGGACGGCCATGAAGTTCGCGACCGCGCCCACGCCCTCAAGGCGAGAGTTTGCCGCGGCGACCATCCGCACGCTCGCCAGTTGGCGGATCTGCTCAATGTCGGAAGGCTTCGAAGGGTCGCCGTAGAACTTGACCGGGATCGCGCCGTTGCGGCCCCACTTGTCTTTGATGGCTTTCGCGATCTCGACTTGCTGATCCAACGTCAGCATCGACTTGTAGACTTCGTCGCGGACGTACAAGACGGCGTCAGCGCCGCTGCCGTAGACCTCGATGACGATCCACGCATTCGGATCGTTCCAGCCCCAGTCGACGCCCACGATGACCTCCGACGGCACCGCAGCGGGGTTCGGCTCGGCGAGGTGGAGGTCGGCGTCCCAGAGCTCGGCGTAGACCAGGCCCTCGCCCGCGTCGAAGTCGCACTCCCACTCGCGCTTGAACGTCGCCGGCGTCATCACGCGGCGCGCGTCTTCCACGACCTCTGCGGCCACGATCTCCGGCGCATCGCGGTAGGTCGCGTGCACCGTCTCGACGTTCGGATACGCGGGATCCTGCCCTAGGCGGTGCATCCGGTAGAGCAGGCCGTGCCGCCCGCGCCGGGGCGTCCCGCATACCTCCCGCCGGCGGAAGCTCCAGGGCTCGGAGATCCACGGCAGCATGACCGAGTCGAACGTATGGGGGTCGACGTCGTCCGCTTCGTCGACGATGACGATGTCGGCACGGAGACCGCGCACGTTGTCGAGCGTGTCGGCGCCGAAGAACTGAATCCACGACCCGCCGGGGAACGAGATCTTGCAGGTCGTCTTGTTGATCGTCCCGCCAAGGAACGCCCACTCGCCCGCGAGGTCGGAGACGACGTCGTTGTAGTGGATGTCCATCGCCTGCTTGCGCGTCGGCGCGACGATGGCGATACGGACGCCCTTCAGGTCCTTGGGGCAGTTCTCCCGCTTGACGCCGTCCCACAGGGCGACATGCATCCAGCAATTCGCGCGAAGGTCGTGGGACTTGCCGACACCGCGACCCCAGGGCTTGACCAGCGTCGCGCCGTCACGGCGGAGACGTCGGGCGCAGGTTTGGGGCCACGATTCGCGGAGGTTCGGCAATCAGGCAGGCACGAAAAAGCCCTCCGAGGGGAGGGCTTGGAATCACTCGGCGGCGGCGTCCGCGTCGTCAGGGATCTCGCGGAAAAGCTCCGTTGTCCCTTCCTTGCAGAAAACCAGGATCGGGCGCCCTTCGTCGTCGGTGAGTTGGTCCCACGTCCCGTCGCCGTTGTCCTCGCCGGCCCACGAAAACGCCTGGTTCGCGACCGGCCCCATGCGCTCCGAGCTCCAGAGAAGTTCGAGGACGCCGCGGTAGCCCATCGGCGGAATGTGGTTCCGCTTCGCGAATTGCTGGTCTTTCGCGGCGATGTAGTGGCGGAAGTTGCACTCTTCCCAGTCCGGGAGGCGCGACAGGAACGGTGCAGCGAACTCGTCGAACGTGAGAAGGTCGCCGTCTTCGAGGCCCGCATGGCACGCGTTGATGGCGTCCTGCAGGACGGGGAACGTTTTTTCGTACGGGCGGCGCATGACCTCCCAGAAGCGGGACGGCTCCCACTGCCCTACGTAGAAGAACGGCAAACCGCGGCGCGTCGCGGCATCTTTTACCGCCTCCCATGCCGCTTCGTCGGCGCACTGCCTGCCCTTCATTCGCATCCGGTCCAAGACGGGGAGGGACACGGCGGCCTTCTCGCGGTCGCTCATGCGCCCCTGCTGCTGCGTCGACAGGTGAAGCGACTCCGCCCACACACCCTCAACCCCTGCGTCGACGGCGCGTTGCACCAATGCATCGAAGTCATCGCACCACTCGGGAACCGCCGGATTGAGCCCCAGAACGACCGTGTGCCCCTTCGCGCGAAGCTTCTCGATGAGCCGCAACCGGTCGTCCACCGAGGGCGCCCCAGGCTCGACGCGGGCGCGCTTGGCGTCGTCGTCGAAGCTCAGGCTGATGTACCAGGAAGCCGGACGCATGAAGGCGAGCGCCTGGTCAACGTTGCGGCCGCCCTTCGTTTGAATCGCCAGCGGCACGCCCATCTCGGTTGCGAGTTCCATCAGCGGAATCGCCTGGCGCTCGTTCGACGTCGAGAACGGATCCACGCGGTTTGAGATGAGGAGCGGGTAGCCCTCGGTGAGCAGCCGGGCGGCGGGGGAAGTCCGCTGCCAGAAGCCGGTAATCATCCGCGTCGCCGCTTCGATGTCGCCGCGCCGATCGGGGGAATTGAGGTTTGCAAAGCAGTAGGCGCACCCGTGGCTGCAATAATTGATGCTCGCCTCAAGCGGGAAGCACGAGACGAGGAACTCGCCCCAGTACGCTTCGATCACGTCGGAATCTCTGGCCATTGGAATCTCCTCAGTACGGCACGCGTTTACGGTCTTCAGCTTCGGCACAAGCTCGGCACGGACCCGGTCCCCAGCCTCGCGACCATCCGTCGCCGTCACTGGCGCTCACTTGGCCGCCCCCTCGCGCGCTGCGCGGAACCCAGCTTGATAGGCCGCTTCCAGCGCTTCGGCGACGCGTTCCACGCCCACCTCGCGGAAGTCCAGGCTATCCGAGCCGCGCGATTCCAGGGTTTCGAAGCCGAGCAAGCGCCGGGCGATGCTGGCAAGGGTAGCCCTCCGCGCCTTGCGCGTGTCGTCTATCCTCTTCATGCTGCCACCTTGGCGCGAAGGGCGTCGTAGAGCGCTCCGGTCATCTGTTCGAACGACCCAGCACCGAGAACCGTCTCGTACGCCGTCCGAAGGTCGGCACCTGCCTTCAGGCCAGAGACAATCGCCGACGTGATGGCGTGATTCTTCTGCTCACGAGTGAGCGAGTCCCACTGGATACCGCCATCGGCGAGGACTTGCGCGAGGGGGCTTTCGTTCATCGGGTCGGCATCGCGAAGCGAGCGGCGCATCAGTAGCTCCCCGGCATGAAGCGACCATAGACCGAGGCGTCGCGGCCGCCCACGTCCGCCGTTGCCTGGTGCTCGGCAATCGCCACGCGCTTCATGAGGTCAAGCGCG